TTACCTGTACGAAGGACAAATGTTTTTATAGCCATTTGCTACGACCTCAATCCATCCTCGAGCCAGTAAGGATTTCATACAAGGGACCTGAATGAGTGTTGTTGCCATAAGAGCATTATAAATTTGTGCAAAATCAGTCTCATGTGCGATTGTAATGCAGCCCTTGGGAACACGTCCAGGATGAAGCCTGAACAATCCACGGTGTACACCTTCTATCCAGGTCCCGTCATCAATACCCCAGTCATCTTTATATAAAGCAAACCACCGAGATTTTCCAAATTCCTGGAGTCCTAGTTTTCTATTTATAGAATCTTTGATTTCTAATTTTCCTTGCGAAAACCAATTCCCCTCATGTCTATCAACGATCCAGTATTTACCTGGTGGCAATGGTCCATCTTTTGCAATAGCTCTACATGCGGCATTATTTTTATAATTACCTCGTCCAGAGAAGGCCATAAACACACCAACCCCAAAAAGATTAAAGGCCGCGTAATCAGCATCATTAAGTAAAAGCTTGCCATGTAATGCCATGATTAAGGGTTTAAATTATTGAACACTTAATGAGTGTATAGGCAATACAATCAAGACAGCAATATTTAATGGTGATTTTAGGATTGTATAAAAAATTAGTAGTGGTTGATGTACTTAGAATGTATTTATTCATACAATAAAGGGAGGAGATGAACGAGAAAGATAAAGGTTCAAACAACCTGACAGGAGAGGGGTGTGGGTCTGAAATGATGCTTTGAATTAAATGGTGCGATAATAGGAGCAAAACACAGTAGATAACAACCTGTATTTACTGTGTTTTATTTTCACAATCAAAGCAGATACCCGAACTGATACCCGTTTTGATTTCGCTCCCGATTGAGGAACCAAACAGGCTATTCCGTAGCCCTGTACCAAGCTTGCCAACGATATTTATCCAGCCGTAACTGGCGCAGGCATTCCGCTGTTTCGATGTCCGCCTGCAGATCTTCGTCGCTGTCTGTTCCAGCTTTACTCGCCCCCTTGCACGGTTCCTGCATCAAATCCGCTGATGGAATTGGCCGCATCGAGGGCTCGCTGCCGCAGCTGCACAGCGTGATCGTCAAAATCGCACTTAATATGATTCGGGTCGTTAACATATTTCACCACGTCTCGGTAAATGGTCCGGTAAATTACCTTTCCCTCTGCGCTGACCGCTGCTGCTTTCTGCTCACCAGTAGCAACGGCTTTCTCAGCCTTTTTGTTCTTTGCTATATGCTCGCTGTTTACCTTGTCGCTGTGCGCATACCAGCCTTTCAGATAACCGGAATAATACGTACCTGCAAAGAGCGCCAGTAGAACGGCCAGAGATAACAGCTTCGATTTAATGGTCACTGGTCAATCCCCCAGCATGTCAGTGCGCTTTCTTGATCCCGGCGCTCAACCTGACCATAACAGCCATTCTTCTGGCCTTTGGTCAGGCGGCAGTCGCGGCCACCGTCTTTAATCCACCAGCGGATCGACTCGCATGCTCCTTTACGGTCACCGGCATTAATGCGCTTATAGAACGTCGATGGGAAACATTTACCGGGGCCGATGTTGTACGGGCAAAATGAAGCGATACCTGCTTTCTGCGGTTCGGTCAGCGGCACCTTTATATTCCGGTCAACCCAGGCCAGAGCCTTATCTCGTTCGATGGCGTTTACCCGGTCACATTTCGCCTGCGTCAGCTTCATGCCCTGCATCACCGGTTTACCATCAACCATCGTGGCGCCACGGCAAATTGTCCAGATGCCGCCCCCGTCTCTGTACGCCGTGAGGCTGTTGCCCTCTTTCTCATTCAGGAACTGATCGAGGATTTGCGGGGCAGAAGCGCCAGCAAGAATCAACCCCAAAACAGCTGCGCTGAGCTTAGTTTTGCTGGTAGCCATTGTCCCGAGCCTCTTTCCGACGGTCATCTTTGATTTTGAAATAGAGATTTGTCAGGTAGGTGAGCAGACCCAATAAGAGACTGCCGAGTACCCCAATAGCAGCCCACTGGCTTGGGCTCACTTTATCGAGGAGTTGCAGCAGCCAGTAACCAAAGCTGCCAATAGATGTGCCGTACGACAGCCCCGCCGCTGCGTCTGAAAGGTTGTTCATCCTCATACCTTACCCCCAGAGGGAATTTTGTTTAGTTCGGCGAGGGTAAGGTTGACTAGCGGTCGGAATCCCGACTATCGAAACTTACGTAAAAACGACCGGCTAGGACAAACTATCGAAATGACCTTAAAGGTGATAATCTTCGTTTAACGTTTATCTCAACACAAAAAAAACACACGATGAAAATTACAAGCTATCAAAAGCTCACAAGAAACCAGTCCATATCTTTTGATACTTTGCGTGGCCTAGCTGCGGTTATTGTTGTCTTATGCCATTGCTCGCAACTTTTTATCAATCAGCACATCCCTCAATACTATAGATTTTTAGCCGTGCTAGCCCAATCATGTGTTATGGCATTTTTCGTCTTGAGTGGATTTTTAATTACGAAGTCTATAACTGGTAACATTTCACGTAATGGGTCTCTTGATTTATCAGATTATGCTGTTAAGAGATTCGCAAGAATTTATCCTCCTCTAATCTTTTCATTCGTTATTATTGCTATATTGACAGTGTTTTCTAAATTTCTTTTTGTTTCTACAGATGGCAGTCTTTCAGCAGCTAACGGATGGGTTAATAAATATGGATTTGATGTTGATCTTATTAACTATATCCCATCAGCGTTGATGTCAAATGGCTTTATAGGAGAGGTATCCCCTAAATCAAATTCTCCATTATGGAGCCTTTCAATAGAGGTTTGGTATTACATTATTGCAGGTATGATTTTAAGCGGGAGAAAGGAACTTATTATCGCTGCCATATTAATTGGATATATTGGTATTTCCAATAACCCACCATTCTTCTTCTACTCTATTGTGTGGGTTGTCGGTGCAATTCTATGCCTCATCCATGACGGCGTCATTAAAGCACCAAGAATGATTACAACTGTTGCATTAGCTGGAACGGTGGCCTATGCGGCTTACAGAATTTTCATCATCTATAACAACTTCACCAATTCAAATCTAACTATGGTTAACGTATCCATTGGTCTATTAATGGCTGCGCTGCTGCAAAAACTTATTATTGAACATGATTTAAGAATATCTATTTTACCATCTATGGCTTCATTCTCTTATACTCTTTATATCATTCACTTCCCTATACTATTATTTATATTCGGCTGCTATCAGGAATACAGTGAAGAAAACTTACACAACGCCTTAGTTCTGGCTAGCGCTGGGTTTGTCTTAAGCTTAGCCACCGCTTACATATCAGCTAAATTTGTGGAGAATACAAAGTTTTTCACTGCAATTTTAAAACAAAAGGCCGCATAGCGGCCTTTGCGTTAGTGCTGAATCGTAAGGTTTATCGATGTTGCACCTGAATTATTAATTGTCATGGTTCCCAAAGACCACGCTGAAACGTAAAAACCTGAATTACCACGAGCAACCATAACAGGCATTCCTTCGGCTGTAATATTGCTGTTGTTAACAACAACAGATCCTGATGATGGGATGCTAACAGTCTGCAGCCCTACATCCGTACCCCTTGTGTTTCTACCCCATTGGATTGCCATCCTTGCAGCGGTATATTGGATTGGTTTCTTTGTTACGTCGCCGAAGTGGCACCCATTAACTTTCAGCCTTTTACCCGTAGTTGCAAGGCCGTCATCGCCAATCACAATGGTTGCCGCAACGCCGGAACCGACAGTGCCATTAAAACGACTGCTATTGAACTCGATGGAATCTGGCAACTCGAATGTGCTTCCGACAATCGTATCGCACCTGATTGATGCCATGGTTGATGTGTTTCCTGAATTGAAACCAAGCGCTGTCACTCCGTCAAATTTAACATACTGAACACCACGGAACACAACGTTCCAGTTGGTTGTGAATTCCATATCGCAGTTTTGAACGTTTAAAGCAGTCATTTTTTGAGTGCCGTCAGATGCGTATGGGAATACGGCAATATCATAAGCGTTATTTCTAAAAGTAACGTTTTTGATATTAGTATAACCATTATGCTGAGCCTGAACTGCATTCAGCGAACAACCTTGAATTGTGCCACCATCGATTACAAGGTTGCTGGCTCCGTTGTAAAGATAATTTATACCCGTGCCTATAATGTTTTTTAGATTGAAATCGCTTATTAATACGTTGCAGTTGTTTTGCATGGCATCATTTACCACAATACCAGCGCCCGGAGTAACCGTTCCTACGGTATCAATTGTTAATCCGCTAATCGTTATATTCTTATGCTTCCCAATGACCAGCCCACTCTTAGCAGAATTAATAATTGTCAGACCTGATGCTGTACCGCTACCAGCATATTGAGGAACCTCATGCGTATGCCCAAGGCAAATCCCTCCTTCATCCAAATTCCCCTCACTGTAAATACCAGCAACTGTAAAGTTTGTACTGTTAAAAGATACATTGGTGAGGCCAGATCTGTAGGACCAAATATTACAGGCAATTAATCCATTCCCACCAGATGTTCCAACGCCTGAATACCCACAATCTGTGGCAGTCAGGAGGCCATACTTCACGTTATTGCAGAAGCGGGTCATAATTCCTTCCTTATCGGAATGGCTCGCTTTACAGTTGTGGAACGTTACGCCATCACACTGGTATGCATGAATAGGGCAACCCCAGGAGCCTGTAGATAAGTAAGTATTACATTTAGACCCAACTGCATTAATATTTGTTGCTGAGACATTACTGCAGTTTTCGAATATAACACCTGAAACGTTATCGGCCGTGTATAAATTTTTATTTAAGTGGTCTACATTTGTATTAACATTGTCAACGCGTACATCATGTGTGTCGTGTACCCATATGCCACCCTTGAGTGATCCATACAACACGTTGATAGTGCCGTTGATTATGCGCATCGGCTTGGTGACTTCGATATCAGTGACTGAGTAGGTCAGGCCCTGAAGATCCATTGTCGCACCGCTCGGCATGGCAGCCATGCATGAGGTGAATGCTGCAGTGTCGTTTGAGCCATCTGCTTTCGCCCCATATCGCAGAGGGCTGAACTTAACGAGCAGGTTATCAACTGTTGTCATGCCGGCGCCAATCAGGCCAGCTCCCGTCGATTTTGCCAGTTCTATAAACACATCAGCAGCTGAGCCTGAAGGAGCCGGGATGTTAATCGGACGACCAAAGCTATCCCAGGCGAAAACCTTATTAGCCCTGTAACCCGCGGGGGCCAGCATATCCACGCTTAATTCAGGAACACGGAGCGTACGGGCAAAATTGGCATCTATTTTCTTGTTAATGTTATCAGCGCTATTTGCCGCAACGTTATCAACATAATTTTTTGTTGCGAAATCATGTTTTTCAACCGGATCCGCTCCATTAGCAATTCGATAACCTTCTGCGTTAAAAGGACCACCAAGTAGCGGACGGCGAAGAGCCAGACCGAGATAGATAAATGACCTTTGGATTGCCATCCATAAACGATCAAAATCTTTATTCACCGTATCGGCGAGCAAGTCACCATTGTCCTGGTAGTCAGTTAGCCGGTAAGTCGGTACGACACGCTCAAGCATAACCACTGAGCCGCTCGCTGGTGGAGTTAAAAATATCACATCCCCACCACCTACATTACCCACACCTGATACTGAATAACCACTCGTAACGACATCACCGTTTATCGTTACCTGGATGTCATTAGAATTGATGATATAGAACTCAAAAGGAAAGACGGTCGTCAGTCCATTGGCGTTATAGATAATATAAGGCGTCTGATTAGGAACCGACATGGCGGAGAACCTCGCAGCGGATTAGTAATCGACTTCGACCTCATGGTCTCCGTCACTTAACTGCCAATCTTCGCGCGTATGTCCGGTCGGAATCCCGACCACTTTACCTATACGCACCGGGGTCTCACTGATAGCACCAGCGCCCGAATCAATGAAGTCGTCCGGCTGGTTGGTCAGCGCCGGGTTAAAGTCACGCATCTGGTCATATACAGGGCCGTCCAGCACATCGGTGTGCGCCCACAGGAACCGTGAAGACAGAGGTGCCTCAAACGCATCGAGGATGCGCTTTTGTTTGTTGGTGACGCTGAACTCTTCACGTACGCCGCACCCGGTACCTTTGAGTGCCTGACGCAGCAATTTACCCGCGAAGCTGCCGGGGCCGTTTACCTCAACGCATACAACCGGGATCTGATATTTGAGCACCAGCTCTTTGATCTGCGCCACCTGCCCGCCGGTGATTTTGTCGTTATCGTCAAACTCTGCCAGCTCCCCCGTAAGCTCCTGGCAAATGTGCCAGTATAAATGCCCTCTTGCATCCGTCAGCATCAGCGAGAACGCCGAAGCATCAGCCTTAACTTTACCTGTGGCCACATCCCACCAGGCGACAGCGCCAACAATTTGCACGTTACCCAGCCAGAGCGAGGCCGTACGGTTCGCATACCTGAGCTGAGGGTGAATGTTGTACTCACGGATGCGGTCAGGATCGAGACGAACGTCGCCAACGGGTTTACTGTGCAGCTGATACTGGCTATCCCACTCGTTAATGGTGCGCGTTTCTTTACGACGATTCTCCATTTCCTCCCGGGTGAATCGCTCAGGCCAGGCGCAATCTGCATAAAAATCGATAACAGTATCCGGCGCCGATGCAAACTCAACGCCGCCGGCCGTAATTTTATAATCGACATCCTCGACCAAGAGCCGCGCCGCTTTATGGATGCCCGCGAAAACGTACTCTGGCCTGAAAGATAACTCGTAGCGCAGCTGCGTGGCGTCTTTCGCTTCAACGCGTTTTTCTTTCTCAAACAGCCGTATGGTTAGGCAGTCAGCGCCCATAGACTCCACCTCATCATAAAGGCTGTCATGCGTGTGAGGCGTGCCAATGTAGAGCTTACGGCCGCCTGGGATCAGGATGTGCGTTTGTTCGCCCAGGCGATAGCGCAGCTTTTCACGCGCCTCTGGCGTCTGGATATTGCGGGGTACCTCTACGTCATCGTTCTGGCATTCATTTGCGCGGGCGGAGGTGACGTTAGACAGAATGCCTTTGGCGTACATGCTGCCGTTACGTAAATCCAGCGCCCCATTAACCCACCACTGCTCTACCGTCCCCTGCCCGTCCGGCAGCATGCCTTTGGTCAGCGGATGGTTACGCAGAACGTTCTGTGTGTCGCGGCTGGTTTTATACGCGGTACCGTCGGATTCAGACTGATGCAAAATACGATACTGGCGATCGCAGTAATATCGCCAAGCGTTATAGACCGCAAGGATCGTTGATTTACCGAAGCCACGAAAACAGCGAAGCACCGCGAGGTTTCCGCGATGCTCCAGCCAGTGGCAGGCCTGATAGTGGCAGTCCGGAACGTCCCAGTTCATTCGCTCCGCCCACATTAAAAAGAAGGCGAGGAACGAAATCATTTTTTCCCTTTCTGCAGGCGCTCAATAATTGCGGCCGCCTCTCGCTCAGCTTTTGAAACCTGCTGGCCCAGCTCAAAGGCTTCGTCATCTTTTCCGGGATTATCCGACGGTGTACCGCCTCGCGTCTGCATGCCGATAAGTGAATGCACCTTAATCAAGAGCGTCAGCGATGCAGCTGCATTCTTTTTATCCCAGTAGCGGTCGCCGCGTTCGTCTTTGGTCAGTTCGCTCGGTTTTTTATCTCCCCCCGGCCAGTTATCCGGATCTGCTTCTTCAAGCACCACATCGGTGAGTTTATCGCTTAGCGCGGTAAGGCGTGTTTTGTAATCCTGATGCATAAAAAAGCCCCGTAGTGAATACAGGGCTATGATGACTCGGCTTTAAGGTCGGAATCCCGACCGATTATCGCATGCCAGGATCAACCTGATTTATCAGCGGCGCAATCCAGAACAGGTTATTACCCGGTAACAGGGTGCGCACATTATGCAGGACACGGTCACCTGCATCCCCATTCAGTACACCCGCCGTCACATCAGTAACGGTATCGAGTAAGCCGAATGTTGGACCCAGCGCAGAGCCGATAAAGCCGCGACTTGCATAACGTGACTGTGTTCCGGTACCGAGCAAAGCACCCAGCCCCACCATACCGCCGGAGGCCTTTTCCGCCATATTGTTATATTCCATCAGCGGACCGAGAATACCGGAGCGGTCAACACCTTCCAGCACCAGCTTATTCGGAGACCAGTCTACCTCCTTACCGTTTGCAGACTGTTTAAGCGCGTACGTCAGCGCGCCGAGCCCAATCTGAAAAGCGGTACCGTAATAAAACTGCCCCGTCCCCTCCTGCAGACCGCCCAGGGTGGCGCGGTTATAGGATGCGGTAGCGAACGATTTAAACTGGAAGATGGTTTTACCCAGCGGCGTGCTGGCCCACAGCGGCGTATCGCCGATCCCTGGCGTGATAACGGTGTTGTTCACATCCTTCAGCACCGCCGACTGAAAGACGCCTGCAACGTGCTGATCGTCCCATTTTTCAAAATTGCCGATATGCCAGCCGTTGATTACCTCTCCGTGTTTGTCGAATTCGCTGCGGATACGCGCGGCCATATTGTCGTTAATGCCGAGCTTCGCCAGGCGGCGGCCAGCGAACGCGCCGGAGAGAATGCCGTCGGACGTGATCATGCCGTTTACAGATTTGTTCATATCGTCGAAGTGGCCCATTAGCGTGAGCTTACCGAACGCATCGGTGACGCGTTCCATACCCGCTTCTACCGCCGTGGTTCGCGCGGAACTGTCCACCAGGTCACCCATCGTACGCGCACGGGTGTGCAGGATGGTTTCCAGGCCAACGGCCATTTTTAACTGCTCTGCGCGGCTTGCCTTGAATGCCGGTGAGCGGGTGATCAACGCAGAGTAACCGCGCATGGTGTTGCCAAATCCGTTAACCATCACGCCGCGCGCAAGGTCAGGAATAGCGGAAACGGTCATTCCGCCCAGTTTGGTAACAAAGTTAGCGCTGCGCAGGAACGCACCGGCACGTACGAAAAATGATGAGGGATCGTCCGGCATGCCGTAGGTGCCCGCCAGGCGGTCGCGTAGCGCGGTAATATCGCGGATATCGTTATCGCGGGCTTTCGCTAGCTTCGCCTGGTCTTTGGGATTCTGACGCATCAGCGCGTCGTATTCGTCCTGAATATCCTTGAGCTGTTTTTCCAGCGATTTGTTACCAAATGCGCGCGTCAGCTCAACCTCTGCCGACGCCTCGCGGATATGACGCTGCAGCACATAGTTCGCGTCACTCTCCAGATAGTCTTTCATCAGGCGATCGGGAACGCTGAGCGTACGTGATCGGGTGCTGCCTGCCGCTTTCACCATAAAGACGTTTGCGAAATCCTGCGGAATTTTTGCGCCGACGATTTTATTTATCGTGGCATCAGCAGTAATTTCTGCCTCTTCGCGGGACATAGTTTTCTCACCGCGTGACCACCAGTTGACCAGCATGTCGCGGAACTTATCACGCTCGTTGACGATCTTGCCGACTTTGTACACGCGCGGGAAATAACTCTCCTGGCCGATGGCTTTCAGTTCCTCGTCAGGCGGCAGCAGGCCGAGCTTTTGCTGAGCCACTTTCACCCGGTTAACAACGGTGCGCATTGCCTGTGCCGCTTCCTGCACCACCGGGTTAGCATGCACATCGCCGCTGCGCATTGCGTTACCGACTTCCTCGCGGAACTGGGAAAAACTCAGGTCACCGCCAGCGGCTTTATACTGGCTGTAGGCCTGCTTGTTCGTAACCACGACGGCCGCCTCTTCACGACGCCACCCTCGAACGCGGGTTTCTGCCGCGATGGGGGTCTCTATGCCGCGGGCATTGCCCTGCAGTGTGTAGTTATTCTCTGCCAGTTCCAGAGCGGTGCGGCGGGAGGTTTTCGACGGAGACTCCATCAGACGGGTGAACGGTGTCAGATAGCTGCCGGCCTTACGTGCCAGCTTGCCGACCGGACCACCAGCTGCCGGGGTGAGATCCTCGAGCGTGGCTTCACTGATTCGCGCCGCGCCGACGCTGCCACCTTCGGGCAGCGAAGCCGCTGCCGTGTCCGTCGCTGACGTGATGCTCATGTTATCGAGTGCGTCAGCCACTTCACGCGTGGCCGCAGTGCGGACAGATGGCGATAGCGCAGCACCGGCGGCGGCAAATACACCGCTCATCAATGCACCAGCTGCGACGTGGGAAGCGCTTTCCCCCCACGTGCGGGTAATCTGCTGGTTATTCAGCGCAACCTCGCTCGCTGCTGTTACAGCTGCACCAATCGCAGCCTGCGACGCGATGCGGGCCACTGCACCACCCTGCGCGCCGGGGATAAACATCGAAGCAACTGTAACCGGGTCGACAACCCCGGCGGCAATGCTGGCGAGAACCCCCTCCCCGCCAGCCTCGGAAAGTACCCGACGGTCGTCGTTTTCGTCGTCAATCTGCTGTTTCAGCCAGGCGGTTTCTTCCGGCGAGCGGGCATCGGCAAAAGCAGATCCCCATTGTTCGTACCCGTGCAGCTCGTTTTTATCAGCGTACGGGTTATACCCGTCTACAGGTTCGAATTGCTTCGCCGGGCGGAACATTTTACCCAGCAGGTTATTCTGACGAAATGCAGCGCCCCATACGGAAGGCTCATCCTGCTGAGGTGCCGGATTGGTACCTTCAGGCAAAGGGACATCAAACCCGGAAGGTGCCGCCAGGACATTGCCCGCCGGAGTGAATCCGTTATTCAGTTCTTCAGGAGTGGCGTATACGGGCATTATTCAGTGCTCCACGAGAAGTAATTTTTGACCCTGTCCATGCGCTCGTTGTGCAGGCGCTTATATTGTTCATCGAGCGCGCGGTGTTTATCTTTGAACCCGCGAATGTACTGGCCGCGCTGCAGCTCATTGCGATCATGTTCTTCGCGCTCTTCCTGCATTTTTTTGTATGGCGCCCACTCTTCCAGTGACGGTTTCCAGCGCATCGGCCTGCCGTACGAATCGTAGAACGGCTGTACCGCTTCGATACCATCCTTATCTTTTGTCCGCACCATGATGGCGTAATCGCCATTGCGGGCCGTCAGTACATCAGGAGTTATCTCCAGCTCTCCGCTAATACGCGATTCCGGCGTTTTGCTGGTAACAGGTGCAGCGCTACCGGAAGTAATACCAAGCTGCGTCGGGCTGGTAGTGATCTCGCCCTTGCGCTCACCGTACATCAGGCTCTCTTTTTCTTCTTTCCACTGTGCCGCCTGCCAGCCTGACGGACCGTAGTTATAGAGTGCCTCTGGCGCGTATTTCATAAGTTTGGCGTCGCCGTTTACCTCGCTGATACTCCATGTGCGGGCGATCTGCTGGTTGGTCATTTTTTTGGCCGCATCCACATTGCCGCCAGTGGTTCGGTAATTAATGTCATACAGTGACTGGTAATCGTTGCGGAAACGTGCGGCCTCTGGCGTCTGATCGTCGGCGGATGGATTTCCCCAGCTAAAGAAGCCCGACATGCTGCTCACAGCGGAATCCATCGCTTTGCTGCGGTCTTTTTTGTATTCCTTGGTACTCTGGGTTGAGGCCAGTTGCGCTTTGAGCGCATCGGTCTGGTTGTAGGTCAGATTCTGCGCCTGCTCGATAGCGGTTTCGGACGCCATGCCAGAATCGGTAAGCTGCTTACCAGTGAGATAAAATCCCTGCATATCCTTTGGCATGTCGCCAACAGAGGCGGGATCTGTGTCATAGAGACGATTAAATAACTCAGCCCCCTGACGGACCGCCTCAGGACTGCGCGCGCGGGAAATCGCCGATAACTGGGTGGTTACCTGCGAAGGGATGATCCCGGTCTGGGCCACCTGCTGCACAATCCCGTCATGGGTGGTGGCATCGTTAATCCGGAAGTTTTGCGCCGTTGGCGTGGCGTCGGCGGCTTTTTGCATGGATTTATTGGTAGGGTCGAGTTTCTCGCCCATAGACAGCGCTTCGTTAAAACGACGGGTATCACGTTGCACCTGTATCGCTTCATTGCTTTTCTGGACCAGCGCGCCGAGCTTGCCATACGCATCGAGCTTGAGCGCATAATCAGGGTCATTTGCCTGAGGCTTTAACTTTGCGATTTCTGCCTGCTGCTGTTCCGGGGATACGTACTGTATCGCCTGGAAGGTTTTGGCGTTGTTGATCGCGATATCGAGCTGCTTAACTGCCTTTGCCCCTTGTTCACCGTACGCAAACATAATTGATGCCTTATCGGGCATCGCGTCAGGCACTTCCCCGTTGTACAGCTGCGCCATCGTATTATTCAGGATGGGGTCGATTTGCTCGCGCAGGGCTGTGCGCTGCTCACGGATTTTCGACTCAGCGATGTTATCGATTTTGTTAACCGACACAGGATCGAGACCAGTTTTATTTTTACGGTACCGGGCCAGCCACCCGCGAGTTTCCGCAGGTAACTGCCGAACAAAATCAGCCTCAGATATTTCGCCTTTACGTGGGTCTCCGGTTTTCGCGATCAACTTGTCAACGTTACCCATACCCCAGTTATACGCAGCACCCGCCAGCGTTTCCGAGCCATATTTACCGTACAGTTGATTTGCGTAATCGCTCGCCAGCAGGGCATTTTGCTCTTCGTCAGCCGGGTTATATTCAACACCGCGCTTCGCCGCCAGCTCTTTGCCTGTGTCCGGCATCAGCTGGTATTTCCCCTGCGCACCGGCGGAAGAAGTGATAATACTGCCGTCAGCATTGAAATGTTTGCCGCCGGATTCAACAATCCCGATGGCGCGCATATCCAGCGCACCGGTATCTTTCACGGGAAAATCGCCATTTAACCAGCCCTGAGGATTGGTTACCGCATAGTTCTGGGCTCGCTGATCCATAGCGCGTAAGTTGGCCTCAGAAACAGCCTGGTCTATTTGTTCCTGCGACCAGCCTTGTGCCTGGCCATACAATGAAATGGAGTGCTGCCGGGCGCTGCGAATCAACGCGGCTGCCTGCGGGTCATCAAACGCCCCCGCTTCCTGTTCAACGGACGATTTTACCGTTGCGTCGAGTTGCTGGCGCTGGGCCTGTTCGGTCTGGCTACGCTCAAAGCTGTTGTAGGTGCTGGCGCGGCGGATCTGACCCGCCTTCCATTGCGCATCAAAATACTGCAGCTGGCTCTGCGGTACACGTTTGCGGGCTTCTTCATAGTCGGAGGAGTCCAGTTTATCCATGTCCAGGCCGACGCCAGAAGATTTGAACCCCTGCCGGGTTACCAGCGCGCCGGTCTCCGGGTTCTCCCAGCGGTCGCTGGATTTCGCATCGAGATCGGTAAGTATCGCCTGGGTAGCGGCCACGTCAGCTTTATCCTGCGTACGCTGCAAATCATCCACAGTCTGGCCCAAAGCAGCCCCCAGCCCGGCTACAGCATTACCTATCTGACCAACATTACTGACCCCGACCCGGGTTGGATTAGCCTGCGGCGTAACGTTGCCAAAATTACCCGTTGGAATTCTCACGGTTATTTACTCCCTGCTTTTTTCCAGCCGTTGTACGTTGTGCCACCCGCGCTCAGCAGTGAGCTGCCCGCGCTGATGTAGCCAGATGTTGAAGCATTACGGCCGCTGATGCGGTCGGCAGATGCCTGCGCGTTGAGCCGTGCGCTCTGGTTCGCACCATTCAGAATGGTCTGGTACGCATCCTGTTCAGCGTCACCCACGATGCCGGACTGGATACGCAATGCGGTACCTTCTCCCGTATCCACGCCTGACGCAGCCAGCGCTGCATTTGCCTGCGCTGCCTGTGCCCTGCCCGCCTTACGGATGCGATCGGCTTCCACGCGTGCAGCTGCCTGCGCGGCTTCTGCATCGGCTTCCGCCTGCGCTGTCTGATAGTTGGACATTTTCTTTTGCTGCTGACCACTATAGACAGCGCCACCCGCAGCAAGAACGGACGCGCCAATTGCAGCCACCTCTAAACCGGTACACATCGTTACACCTCTTTGGAATAAAGCAGACCGGTACGCGACAGGCCGAGACGTGAATACAAATCACCGGTGCGCTCTTCATGTACGCCCGTGGTGATACCCATGTTTATGATCGCGGCGCCGTGTTCTTCCGCCCAGGTAATGAATGCTTTCGCGAGACGCGGGCCAGCTGTGCCGCCGCGATGTTCCTGCGCGATAAAAAGTCCATACTCAAACGCCATCAACTGGCGGCTGAACCACTGCTCAGCAATACCACCGGCCAGCCAGCCGATTACTGCCCCATCTTTTTCGACCACCAGCAGACAGCCAGCAGGTGATGAAATAAGAGTGCGGGCGAGATCTGCGCATTTTTCTTCATCAAAGGGCGAATTCTGCGAATAGCGGGACTCGATATACATCCGCGCCCCCAGATCGATCAGCGCCGGGATATCCCCGGCCGTTGCGTTACGTACCATGTCAGCCCCCGTTACTGGTGAAAGTGAAAATAATTGCGAGAAGGTGGAATGGCAGCGGCTGGCGCTGCTGGATAAGCAAAGTATCTTCCCCGCGCTCCCAGCCGAGTCTTCCCCAGTAGTGATCTCCGGTGAAAAGTGGTGCGGGCTGGTTGAGAATTTTTGGACCGAACCGGCGGAACGGAATAACCTGGCCGTTGCACTCTGCGCCAGTGGTTTCGAGAAAACGCATTGTCACTTCGCTGGTGCGCTTCTTCGCGTTCTGCGTTGTACCCTCAGTGGTCTGAACCTCTGGCGAAAGCGTTTCGATCGTACTTTCGAAGTGCAGGCCGATCTCCACGCTTTTCGCCGGGCGAGACAGTGTGATTTGACCTGAGGAAACTGTGTGCTGCGGCATAACAGCGCCATCGGCCACCACATCAACCGTCTGCCCCTCAAGGTGAGCAAGACCGGTCCACGTGGCAGAACCGGCGCTACTGGTGCCGGTCACTGCGGCATCGGTATAAAGCGTGCTGTCGAACACCTCGACATAGCGAACTGTCTGGCCGTTTATCTCACGACGTACGATGGCGTAAACCACATCGTCGGTTTCGGACGGAATGGTAGCCACCGATTCAAACGCGCCGGCAGTCACCTGACGGGACCAGGCGATAACATCCTGTGCGCGATCGATAGCCATAGTGACCGCAGCACCATCCGTCCTGACCATCCAGATAAACGCATCTGGCTGTTGCTGGTATGCCATGTCCAGCACGCCGCCAGCGGTGATGTGCTCTGCCAGTACAGTCATGTCGTTGGCAGAATAGGAAACAAAGCTGTCGGGGTCATACGCTACAGCGTAGAGCTTGCGTCCAGCACGCTGCACGAACATGATTTCGGTACCAACGCGCACCGGGCGGATCCCGTTGCAGCCGTACGGGCTTGGGTTTTTCACCGAAATATTGGTCGGTGTAATGGCTGCATCGTTGCCGGAGGTGATCGTAAACTCGCCGCCATAGGTCAGCGCAATCAGGGTATTCATTTGTGCCAGATGCACAATCGGGTTGAGCTGGTCAGAAGACAGCGTGAAGCTGATCGCGTCGTCATCTTCGGTGCCAATCTCAAAGGACAGATAAACGCCCGTTTCACTCCACCAGATTGTTTGCGGATACTTTGGCGAACCCGCCAGGACAAGGCGCTGCTGGTACAGCGTAACCGCACCGGGATAGCCAAACTCATTTGTCCATACCGTGTCCTCGCGCGTCCACGAACCCGGTGAGGCTGCCTGCGTTGCCGTTAAGTCGCTACGGATGGTACCGACGGCAATCTGCGCACTGGTAATGCTCTTTATCAGCACCAGTCCGTCATTAAGCCGGACGTAAGAGCCCACATCCTGAGCAACCCAGCCCGAGCCAGTGAATGGCGGGCTTGGATTGTCACCCGGATCCGCATCACTCAGGGTCAGAGTAATTTCAGAGCCAACGAACTCTTTGACGGACGGCTTACACCACTTCTGCGGTGTATCGCGTACCTCGTCGAACGGCTCAACGATGAACGGTGCAGGCTCAAGCACCCAGTCGGTTTGGCCGCGTCGCTGGAGGCGGTGAGGCTTCACAGACTGATGCACCAGAAACATGGTGTCAGCGCCCTGGACATAATTCACAGCGGGCAGCATGTCAGAGGTATAGGGGCTGGCAATTTCGTACGGCGTGTTGTCTTCGTTGACCAGCTGCTTACCGTTCTGAAAAATGCGCATGTAGCCGTCACCGAACTCCAGCATGTAAGCCTGAGAGCGGTTGAACACGTAGGGAATGAGCCGGGATTTTTTATTGCCGTATTTAGTCGCCGCCGCAAAGCGGGTGCCGGGCCTGCGGACAACGCCACCCTGCACGACCACTACAGCGTTTTCGATAATCTTCGCGCCGTTGGCGTAGCGGGCGATGTCAACACGTCCCATCAGACGCGGGGACACTTCGCCAGCGGTGAAATTGGTTTTGATGAGGTTCGCGCGCATATCAGAACCTCGACTCATAGGTTGGATAGCCGCCAAGCTCTTCCGGCGGATCTTCCTGGCCGTCCACGGCTTTAGCCTGCTTGAGCAGAAATGCTGCCTCCTGAGCAAGACTATCTCGCAGGCTGGTGGAACCTGTTACCGCGTATGCCAGTTTGGACTGCATCATCATTTCAGCCACATCCACCAGCGCGGCATCCCACGTGGACTCGTCCTCATTACGGAAAATATAACGCAGGCGAATCACATCGACATTAGCCAGCAGTCGGCTGCCTTCGATCCGGTAATCAATATCGTCTCGCGGCTCACCGACTGAAAGAACGCGGATCAAATCGCCAGGTAAGGAAAACTGGTGTCCATACCCAAAGACAGGCGCAGCGCTGACAGGTGAGAGCACAACGCGTTTTATGGCGCAGTTCCACGGGTGAGCACGGAGTAATTTATTACGGACAGTGGGGTAAAGGTTGGCGCAAAGACGGGCATGATCCGTGTCTTCGTCGAAATTATTTATCGGGTGAGCACCCAGCGCCAGAAGTGCGTTTGAGCAGATAGAGACACTCGAAGTCATGGCATAACCTCAGATGAAAAAAGGCCGGGGTAGTCCCCGGCGAACACACCAGCGGCTTAAACAACAAAATCGATGGCGACGACTTTTTTCTCGTTGGCACGGCCAGCACCATAAGACGCATCAACAGAGATCTGAATGGTGTTGTTTTTATCGCGACGTGGACCGATATCGACGTTGTACTCAGCGCCGGTACCGAAATGCACAGCGGATTTACACCATGCGACGGCGGTTTTGGTGGTTACAGCCGGATCGCCATCAGTCACAGAATCCAGCTTTTCGTAAGCCAGCCACTTAAAGCCGAGCCAGTTGCCAGACACAGCACCTTCCTGCAGCATTTTCACCGCCATAAAGTCGGCAGAAGTCAGCGTGGTATCGCTGAGGATCTGCGTCAGCATGTCGGCGTTGTAGGTGATATACAGCTCTTCACCGTTCTGCTCATCGCACTCGTTACGGCGGAACATCGCTTTCGCGGCGATCAGCTTGGCTTTGGTCATGCCTGTGCCACCTGCAACGATTTTTTGCGACGCAGGCAACGCCACTGGCGCATATGCCCCGCCGCTGGACGTTTTACGCAGCACGGTATCGAGCAGCGCACGATATACAACGTCGTCTTTTTTGCGGTTGGCGGCCGCCAGGGTGAGCTGCAGATATGGCCCCTGCGGGTCTGCAAGCAGTTTACGCAGGTCACGTTTTTCAACAGGAACGAATACACCGTAGTCAGCCATCAACGCATTACGGGTACCAGCCTCAGGCAGGTCCCATACGGTGTCACCGAAACGCGTGGTGATCTGCGTCATTTCGATGGTGCCCATATCGTTGATGGTGAACGCTTCGCCGGTGATCATCCCACGGTCGTTTACCGCTGCCTGCAGGCGGGAATCCTTCTGCTGCGCGGCGATTTCGAAAGAATCATGAAACTGCGTGATAAACGCAGCGGTGATCATGTTCTTATTGGCATCAAATGACATAACAATCACTCCAGAAAATATCGCCTGCTGGGTTGTCGGTTGCCCGGCCCGATTAACACAATGCGCGTGGCGCTTACGCACTGCGGGAAAATTCAGTTATCCGGCGTCCCCGCCGGGCTGGTTGTGGGGAGATTGTTAGTGAGATGCGCGGTCGGAATCCCGACCAAATGAAGAAAACCGGCGGAATAGGCTGAAGGGCAAACGGAAGATGGTGTATGGCAAGGATGAACCATTTGGATTGCTGGAGAGATCACCGAACGATGCAGGCCCATACGTACCGTCATACGTTGCGTCGGTGACCAAAAAGCAGTTTAACTATAGATAGCAGCGGAACCGCCAAGGTAAAGCACTTACAGAGTGCGTCCTATATGCCTAATTACGTATTTTGATATTCAAGTTTTCAAGGGAAGTTTTTATATAGTTTGCAAGATCATACTGAGATTTATCATCGGGGTTTCTGCGCAAATTGAAATAGCATTGCTCGAGAAGCCTTGTTAGCTGCGACACCTGACTATTTACACCCTCAATTTGTCCAATTCTGTCTTTATCGAGCAACTCAAAGTTTGCCAGGGTTTCTTTTGCTTTTGAAAGTTCTGCTACAGCTGCGTCACGCTCTTTTGTTATCTGCCCGGTAATTTCTTGGGATTTGAGAATGTTTGCTCGCATCTCCTGCAGCTCTTCTTCGGCATGTGTTTTATATCTTTCATAGGTAACATCTTGCCTTGCTTTCATTCTTTGCAAACGAGCGCCTATTTTAAATTGATGTGCATACCTCACGCCCTCAATTGCGTCGGCATTTATGAGTGGCTTACTTTGCCACTTGGCGACGAAATTGTTAACCCATGGCATGAAACCACATAAAATTATTGTCGATAGTACAGGGTATCCAAACGAGATCTTCCAATCGCTATGAGCTGAGATGAATTCGATTCTGTTGTAGATCTTGGTGTCGCTAAAGAGCAAATAAAGAATGGATTTCCAGTTAAATGCACACCACGATAAAGCAAATGCACCCAGCGCAGGGTTTTTAATCCGTTGCGTAGCAGTGTTGACGGAGGAGGAAAATAGTTCTTTTAATGATTCCAGCATACCCAAGCCCTTTTAAGTTTTCTCCAATTATACCTTTTGGGGAATTTCTGGTCATTATGAATGATTATCCCCTGCCAAGGATAATGCAGGAGATATCCGTAAGATAGGAAAAACAAAGCCCGCGCATCGGCGGGCTGATTGTGACATGTCACGCTACGGTTTGATCGCCGTAACGATTCTGGTAATACGCTTTGACCTTCGCAGATACACGTTCGTGGTCGGCGTGTTTCGGATCCATGTACGCCGGGGATTTCATCAGGTCGCGAATGCTCTGCTGCTCTTCAAGATTGGCATCGCCGCCCGCCGGCGCATCTTCCTGCATTTCTGCACCGACTTTTGCGAGCATGCGGATAACCATCGGGTTATTGCCGATCTCGTCAATTCGGCCTTTGTCGGCGTCGTCAACCAGCGAATTAAACGCGCGGAAAGCCAGACCGATGTTTTGCTTAAACTCTGCGTCGGTTTTCCACACCTCGCGCAGCTGCGTGGTGGCAGACTGTGAATCCAGCTCAGCGGCACCGCCCACCAGCTCAGGAGCACGTTGTGCGTATTCACCCAAGATGAAACTCATCTGATCGTTGGTGATACCTTTGGCGTGTGCAGTTTTCATGAAGCTGTGCATGCGCGGATCGGCTTTGAATTCTTCCCAGTTGAACCCCTCGACCTCTACCTTAGGCGCATACTCATCTGACGTTTTCGGCGGTGCGTCGCCGCTGCCCATGCGTTTTTCAAGGTGAGTGTAATTTTCCGCCAGTTTGCGGGCAGAGCTTTCAATACTGAGTTTTCCGTCTTCGCCCATAACGCGGAATTTCTCAGGTATCCAGTCATTAGCACCCGGTTCGCCTGCGCCGGTGCTAAGCAGAGAATTGCCAGAAGGTTCGCCAGTACCCGGATTATTCCCACCATCTTCACCACCTCCGTTACCGCCGCCCGGCTGTTCTGCGCCCTGCTCAGCGTTCATGAATAAGTGTTTAAGCTTCCACATCGTCTTCTACTCCATCGGCCTTGTTGATTTCGCGCAGGATGTAATCCAGTACGGATCGCTGCCCTGCCCTGTAACACGTTTCGCGGTCGCCCTCGGTACCGCCGGGGACGTACGCCGCACGCCCGAAGCGCCGCGTTAATTCTTCCAGCACCTGAGAACCGCCAGGCATCTCTTCGAAGATGCGCTTAAAGTCCTGAGGCGTAGCCTGTTTTATTCTCATTGGTTACCCGCCAGTCGTTGCCCTATTGCCGCACCTGCTATCTGCCCTGCGGCTCCAGCCGCCTCGGTGCCAGCCTGCATCATGAGTTGCTGCTGAGCGGCCTGCTGCTGCGATTTCTGGCGCTGGTCACGGAGATCTGCCACAGCATCGGATGAGCGAATAACCTTCGCCGGGACGCCAAGTGCGTCGGCCACAACGCGCGTGGCCTCGTCGGTATCGATGAGATCAACAACGTCCTGGCTGATGCCCGCGAGGTTTTGCACGTTAATGCCGAGGCGTTCGATTGCAGTTACGTCTTCCAGCTTCTGGGCGCGTGCCAGAGGTGAGATGTATCGCACGTTGAAATTGGCGTTCTGCAGGCTTTCAGGCGGCGGGGAGAAAATGCCCGCGCGGAAAGCGATGCCAAAGCAGCGCACAACCAGCAACTGGAGGTATTCAGCCTGGAAGCGACCGTATACCGGGCCGAGCAGTTGGCGAATCAGCGCAACGCGCACGTGCACCTCGGTGGCGGTCATGGCTGGGCCGTCCTGCGGCTGCAGCTGGTCGGCCATCATGATTTTGCGGATAGATGCCTGCAGGCGTTCTTCGGCGGTGAATGCCACGCTGAAATCTGAACCGGTCAGCAACGGTTTCATGCTGTCGGTGCTGTTCGCCACGATGATGCGACGCGGGCCTACCTTGACTGTGCGCGGATTGAGTACGCCGTCGTCCTCGGCGATCCACATGCCGGAGATAGCCAGATCCTGCGCGGCTTTCTCCATGCGTTTGGTTTCGTTCAGCTCTTTGCAGTCCGGAAGCGCGTCGTACACAGGGCCGATACCGTAAGAGCCGCCGGGGATTTTCATCCAGCGCGGAACGCAGCACGGGAATTCGTGATAGCCAGACTCGCGCACAATCTGCTTGTTGCTCACGTCGACGTTGTACGACGCAAAGCGCATGTTTTTCGCCAGGCGGGCATCAACCATGTAGGTTTCGCGCGGGAAAATGCAGTGCAGGAAATCAAATTTATCGTCGGGCTTTTTCTTCGCCGCGTCGCGGATCTTTTCGCTGACCTTGTCCGCGCCGAATTCTTTGATGGCCTGCTCTGCGGTCAGCTGGTAGCTGCGGTATATCGTGTCCACGATGCCGTCTTTGCGGGTGGACGTGACATAACACTGTGCCAGCGGCCATTGCTGGAAGGTGTAACCGCCCTCTTCCCGGTCCTCGTCGATGTACAGCACGAACCAGCCAGCGCACACCACATCGAGATTTGCCTCGTAGCCCTCAGCGTCGAAGTTGGCCGCGTGGATGTTTTCCCAGACCAGCGTGGCGCATTCAGACAGCCAGGCTTTGGCATCGTCCGGTAGCGATTCGCTGTCGAGGTTCAGCCACTGCGCGTTTGCCGGGGTCATGCCGGACATGAGCGCAGATGCCAGCATGCGGGCGCTGTCGGTGGCGGTGCCGTCCAGTAGCTTCGCCACCTTGTGTTTTGCGCTCTGAGCATCGAGCACTTCGTCAGAGAATCCCGCGCCGCGCAGCGGATAGGTGTAGTCATAGCACTCGCGCCAGACGCTTTCATGCTGCTGGCGGTTGGCTTTCAGCGTGTCGGAACGCTTAATTAGCTTAACGGCGAGTTCATCCATCAGTTACGCCCCCAGAGTGTTTTTCTGCTGCGCTGCCTGCGCGCCAGAGGACAGCAGAGAGCTGCCAGAATCAGCCGCGCCCTCTGCACCACTGGCGAGAAGGGACGAGCCTTTCTTGCGCTTCTTGCGCGCTGCTGCATCTGCGTTTGCCGCTTTTGCCGCTGCGTCTGCAGCTGCATCCGCTTCGGCCTGCGGGTCGGTCTGTACGACCTTAGGTGCTCCACCTCCACACATAGCGATCCCCTCTTAGCCCGGAACGTGCCAGCCGTGCTCAGTCAGAACGGGCTTACCCGTAACCGGCTGGCGTTTGCCCTCGTCGTTCGTTACGTAGCCCAGCGGCGCAGCAGGCTCCGCCGTGGTGGCTTTTTTGACGAGCTGGAGGAATTCGATATTGTCGGTCAGCTGCTGGTCAGCCAAGTCGGTGTATCCCAGCGTTTCAAAGCGGGCGATGATGGCCGCGCCCTGCTCGTTGATGCTACCCAGCAGAGTATTACGCTCTGCGAGTGCGGCATCGTCCAGCAGACTGGCAACGCGCTGCTGGATAACTTCCTGTTCTGCGCGCTGGCCGTCTGCGTTGAGCGTCTGGATATCAGCCGCGGTAAGGCGGTTCTCTGCGTCCATCTGCTGCTCAGTGCCGGTTTCAGGCTCCTGCCCCGGTACTTCGACGGTTTTCTTTGGTCGGCCCATTGTGTTGGCTCCTGTGATGATTGAGCCGTAAGTGTGAAACGGGGTCGCGGTCGGGATCCCGACCAAATGGGAAATTTGTTAAAAAACGGTCCGATTTAACATAATGGACGTTGCGCGCACCAGCGAAATGGCACTCGTTAACGATTAAGCGTGAAGGGTTTATTTGTTGCGGTTTACTGGCTGGAAAGAGGGAAAACGGACTGCATAAATCGTGCATAAAACAGGGCGCTTTTTGCATAGCGTTTTTAACCGATAAACGCCCTGTTTTTGCAAGTTTTCATGGTGCCAGACGCTTAGAACGCCAGGCGTAAACGAATCGCCGTGATGTTACCTGCGCTGGCAGCTCGGAGCGTGGGCGCTGCGTGACGTAACACCAGAAATCTATCAGCGCTTCGCCTGTGTGGTGGTTCGGTGCTGCGCCCTGCTTCCAGCCGATGATAGCAGACTTCGACACGTCGAGCTCTCTGGCGATCTCCTGGAGGGGAATGCCGCTGCGCGTGATGTCGTTAATCACCCGGAACCAGTCTGTTTTGAACGTTGCGACAACTGGCATGGGTCACCTCGTAAAACGCGCGCACGCGCGAGCATAGAGAGCGATTTTATTGAGCTTCTGGCGCTCGTTAATCGCCGTGGTGGAATCAAATCGTATTTGCATATCGCTACCTGCAATAAATTACATGTTCGGCCTGTACCAGCCTGTACCCACCTGTACCATCTATTTTCAAACCTTTTCCCCAAACGACTTATATATATATATGGGGTTCTTAGTAATTAGGTTGGTACAGTTGGTACAGCTGGTACTGGCCTTTAAATTCAATTAGTTAAAATGTACCATCCCCTATTTTGAGGCTGGTACAGGTTGGGTCACCGCCTCAAAAATTCGAGTCATTTTCCCGTCAACACGACGCTGAACGCGCTTATAACCGCAATTTTGCAAAACATTACTAATTCGCATTTCTTCACGTTTTCCGATGTGGCTGGGATTTAAGCCAATCGCATCGCGCAGAACGTCGCTAGCGCGTAAAAATTCGCAATTTCGCGGAATGTCGTTAGTCATCAGGTCGGGCGTATCGAGCCATTTCTCGACCGTTTCGAGCCACGCGTCTTTAATGGTGTACTGCTCATGGACGCTCGCACCGAGGCGCTCAGCATCGCGGAACTGGATGCCGCCGAGGCGCTTAAACGTCTCGCGAGCCTCAGCCCACAGCAGCAGCAAATCGCGCTTAATGGCCTGCACATCGACGCTGGATACTTCGACAGGCAGCCAGCGACGGTTACCGGTCTTGTCAGCGAGGAACTCGTCCTCGTTGGTGGTACCAACGAACACCAGGCGACGAGGGAATTGTGTGGCGAACTCCCGGTATTTAGGGATCCAGTTCTCATGCGTGCGCGTCACGAATGCCTTGATGCTTTCCAGCTCTTTGGTATTGAGGCCGCGCAGCTCGCCGATCTCCGCCACAAGTCGGCCGCGCATCTTGCGTGCGAGGTCATCGTCTTTCTCAGCGAATGAGATCTCGGTGAAGAACGCCGGATCGGGGCTCAGCGCTTCCACGCCGGAGGACTTACCGCAGCCCTGCGGACCAACGAGGATCGGCACCATATCGGCTTTAACACCAGGCTCCAGCACCCTGCCCGCCAGCGCCGTCCACATGTACATGGACACCGCGCGGGTGTATGGCGTGTCGGCGGTACCGAAGTGCGTGTGGTAAAAAGATTCGATACGCGGCACGCCGTCCCACTCCAGCCCGTTCAGCCAGGTTGTCGCCGAGTCGAACGGCTGTTCGTCAGCGGCCAGCAGCACCACATCACGGATAAGCTCGCGCCCTACAGGTTTAAAGCCGCGCTTTTCCATCGTGATGCGCAGGCGCGCATAGTCCGCATCGGTGAAAGCCTGCCACTGGCCGGAGCCTGCCGGGGCGAACATGATTTCGTCGCGGAACTGGTCAAAGCGAATATCGATGTCAACAAAGTCAGGACGCACAACGGCTTTGGCAGCGTTGCTGATGGTGGCCTCGATGCGGCCCCACTTATCGCGCTCGAACGCCGGCAGCGGTAAAGGCTCAGCCACTTCGGTGCTGGTCAGGTCTTCGAAATCGTCGTTGCGGATCCCGATGGCATTAAGGAAATCGCCGTCGTCGCGGTGCGCGCAGCTGGCGTGCAGGCACTTAAAATGCCCTTGCTCAAAGCCCGCGGTACCGCCCGGGAAGTAAACCGTGCTCGTCGGGTCACCGCCGGTGCTGTGGCCGTCCTCAAACGGGCAGCGGATATAGCGCTCGCCGTTCGCGCCGTCCAGCAGCGTCCAGCCATTGGCGTCGAGATATTCGGCTGTATCGTCCGTGGCGCCGGGCGTGAAGGTTGAGCGGTCGCGCATCTTCGTGCTACCCGCCTCGGTGGTGACCGACACAGGCAGCTGCTCAGCCAGGCGCTGCCACAGCGTTTCGAGCTGGTCAGCAGTTATGACTGGGGGTTCGTCCGGCAGGCGGCCGTCCCATTCAATACGCGCGCCGCTGCTGTGCGTACCGCAGGCAACGAACTGCTGCCCGTTCGCCAGCAGCTCGATAATCCCCATATCGCCCGCCAGACGATGGATGCGCTTACGGAAATCGCCGTCAACGGCCAGCAGGTACAGGCATTTGTTGCTGTTGGCGCGCCAGCGACGCGGCGGCAGCTCGCCCAGCAGCTGCACCAGCGTTTTGCGAATATCGGCCTGGATGTCTTCATTTTCGCTGTCGCAGTCCAGCGCCAGCCAGCCGTGGCCTGTCCGTACGCAGATACCGTAATCCAGTTCGTTCGACCAGCGGGCAAAGTCATGCTCAGTGACGACGTGCTCGGTCCACTGAGCAATGCCGGTGACCAGACGGTCACGGTTATAGCGGCTCGGCGTTTTGCCCAGCGCTTTCAGTTTACTGTCGGGGGATATGGTCGCGCCCGGGTTGCACACGACCGGCAGCAGCTGGTCAGTACGCCCCAGTACCAGGTCGAAGTGGAACCATTCGTCAGGCGTCGCCCCCCAGATCTTTTTCTCTGGCATGGGTTACGCCTTTTTATCGTTTTGTGAGCCGTGCAGCAGCCAGTTGGGGTCGCAATCAAGCGCAACGGAAATTTCAAGAAGGTAACGGGGGCGGGAGATAACACCGCTTTCGATCCTATTGATAGCCTGCTGGCTAACCCCTGTTAGCTCAGCCAGCGTGACCTGTGTCATTTTGAGCTCTTTACGACGCTCTTTTAATCGGGTAGCCAGAGTCATAGTTATCACCTCATACAATTTTAGTGGTATTTAGCAACAACTAATGGTGTTTGTCAAATACAACAAAAATTGTATTTAATAAAAGGAGGTCATAATTTCAACTCATACAAGGTATTAAAAATGTCCCTCGCAGCACGCTTTAAAGCCCGCCGTCTCGAACTCGGAATGACACAAGCAGAAGTCGCAAACTCAGCGGGAGTTAGCCAGCAATCAATTGAGTCGATAGAAAGCGGACGCACCCGAAAGCCGCGAAACCTTCTTGACCTGGCTAAAGCACTTAAATGCAGCCCGGACTGGCTATTGAACGGTAAAAATATAATGCCACTAGCTGAAATCAGCACCAGAAGAATTCCTGTGTTGAGTTACGTACAAGCGGGTTGTCTCACTGAAGCAAAAGACGTTACTGACCTGACAGGAGAGTTTGAATATGTTCTGGCTGATGCAGATGTACCCGAAACATGCTTCGCTCTTCGCATCGATGGCGACAGCATGCAACCGGAATTTAAAGAAGGCGATATAGTTATCATCGATCCGGGTCTGTGTCCTACCCCAGGAGAATTCGTGGTTGCCAAGAACGGCGGCCATGAAGCCACATTCAAAAAATACCGGCCGCTGGGAATAGGCGTTGATGACTTCGAACTGGTTCCGCTTAACCCAGACTATCCTGTTTTGCGCAGTGCTGACATGAAGTTACAGATCATTGGTGTCATGATTGAGCATCGTATTTACCGTCGTAAACGCTAAAACCCGCTCCGCTGGAGGGCTCTGCAGCCCTCCTCACACCTATCTTGTAAAATCTTACAAACTAAATTCATTTAAATATCAATAACGTGGTATTTGCGCACCCAACAATACCACATTTGTGGTTTACACATTACAACTCAAATTGTAGATTTATTCCCAAGAAGTAATCGCTCTTTAACAAACAGAACCGCGTGACAGGTAAGCCGCTGTACTCCTGGCAAAACGAAATGGCACCCGATGGGATCGAGGTAAGCGCCGAGTCCGTATGCATACGGTAAGCGTAGAGGACCACACCGCGACGAGCTGATAAGTCACGCAAGTTGAAACGCCCCGATGATGGGGCGCAGTGAATTTATCAAGCGTCTGTCAGGCGCTTCATTAAGTCCATTGCATTGCTGTGTGTATTCTTTGCCCCTCGCAAGAGGGGCTCTTTTTTGGAGCACTACCGATGAAACGTGAACACCTCCACCGGCTGACGGGGCGCGATGTGCTCCGCTGGCGCCGCAAACAATTCGACATTATCACCGGTCTGGCCCTCGCTACTGCGTTCGGCCTGGCTATTACCTTCATTCTCCTTGTAGCGAGGACCGCAGTATGAGCTTAGAAACCAGTCTCGAACTTAACAACCAACTGCTGACGCAGCATAACGCCCTGCTTGAACGTCTTATCACCGCGCTGGCCTCTGGCGTCGCTCTTCGTCCGGACACCGTGGCGCAGGTGCAGGAATACCGCGAAACGGTATCGGAAACCAAAGCGGAAAATACCGTTATCCGCAAAGTTACGCTGGACGATCTGGAGTTCAGCGACATTATCGCTCTGGCTGCTTTCTACCCGACTCCTCAGGAACTCAGCGAAGCGATGGTCAAGCGTGTTGTTGATTACCGCGACGCCGAAGGCGATAAGCGCGTTGTGCAAATCGATGCTCTGGACAGCGCCCTGCAGGGTGTTAAACGCGCAGGCCATCTTAACAAGCCTGCATTACTTGACCTGTCACGTAACATCCTGCGCTTCTGGGACGATTTACCAACCATCGCGGCACGCCGTGACTTTGCCGAGCGCTTACTGGACGCACCAGCCGACGGCCGTCATGAAGTGAAGCCGAAAACCAGCGGTAAGGATGAAGAACGCACAGGGCCGTTCTACTGCAAGAACGTTGATGGCTCCGCCGCCAGCGAGCTCCATACCTTACGCAAGCTGAACGAACTGCTTAAAAAGGGCCACATCGAGATCACTAAAGTTGAGTACTTCCAGCTGCAGGAAGATTTTGCGCGTAAAAACGCGGCAAAAGGCGGTACCGAAACGGGTGAAGATGCCGGGGATAATGCTGGCGAACAGGCCGATTTTGCAGCGCTACGTAAACAGGCAGAAGGGTTGATCCTCCAGCTGGCGAAAGGTGGTTACCGTGCCGAAGCGGTGGCGATTCTGGAAAAACAGGGAGCCAAAAAACTCGGCGAAGTTGCTGACGAGAACCTCGCAGACGTGATCGCTCAGGCTGAAAAAGCACTGGAGGGTTAACTATGCCAGACGTTCACGCACGACTTTCCCCGTCTTCAGCGCATCGGTGGATGCGCTGCCCTGGCAGCCTGGCGCTGGAGGCCACGCAACCAGATAAAGAAACGACCTTTGCTTTAGAAGGCACTGCGGCGCATGCACTTGCTGAAAAGGTGCTGCGCAACCGCCAGAACCACCCGGAACATTATGCGGGTTGCAATGTCGCTATGTTCCTCGGCTCTTATCCACTTGCTGAGCACCCGAATGATACTTCCGGCCCGCAGGTGGATGAAGAAATGGTCGAAGCCGTTGGTCGCTACGTTGATACCGTCTGGGCGCTGTCACAGGGCAATGAGTTACTTGTCGAGCAGCGTGTCGACTTCTCTCATATTGTGGGAGTAGAAGGGTCCTTTGGTACCGCCGACGGCGTAATCATCGCGGGCAACGAGCTGCAGATCCACGACCTGAAATACGGTAAGGGTGTGCGCGTCGATGCCGAGCAGAACGAGCAGCTGCAGCTGTATGCCTTTGGCGCGCTCGAACAGTTCAGCATGCTGTACGACTTCGAGACGGTACGTCTGTTCATCCACCAGCCGCGGCTTAACCACGTTTCAGAGTGGGCTTTGACGGTGGAAGAGCTCCAGGCGTTCGGCGAACGGGCGCAGGAAGCGGCCGCCAGCGTGATAGTGATGTTCAACATCGCGGATTGCGAAGGGGTCGAAACCCTGCCGCTGGAAAACTTCACCCCCGGTGAAAAACAGTGCCGGTTCTGTAAGGCAAAAGGCGGTCTGTGTACCGCTGAGGCGCAGGCAAGACTTAACGATGTGAAAGACGATTTTGTCGACCTGACCCAGCCAGTGGGCGAGCAACTCGCAGATGCCGTTAAACGCGTGCCGCTGCTGACTGCCGAACAGCTGGCAGATATTTACAGCCAGGTTGGCTTGATTGAGTCTTTTTGCAAAGCGGTGTGTGACCGGGTTAACAGTGAACTGAACGCCGGGCATCCGGTACCGGGCTTTAAGCTGGTTACTGGCAAACAGGGTAATCGTGCCTGGTGTAATGAAGAAGCCGCCCGCGCGCTGCTGAAAGACCAGTTCCGCTATAAAACTGAGGAGGTTTTCGACCTTAAGCTAATTAGCCCGACCAAAGCCGAGAAGCTCATCAAAAAGGCCAGCCCTCGCCGCTGGACGAAAGTCGAAGCGCTGATCACCCGCGCTGACGGTAAGCCCACCGTTGCCCCCGAATCTGACCCGCGCCCAGCGCTCAATATCAACCCTGTTAACGATTTCGACGACGTGTCCGACGATGCGCTCGCCGCAGACCTCATCTGATTAAGGAACGACTCCATGAAAATTAAACTGAACAACGTCCGTCTGGCTTTCCCTGCTCTGTTCGAAGCAAAAACCGTGAACGGCGAAGGCGACCCGCGCTTCTCTGCTGTTTTCCTGATGGATCCGAAACATCCGCAGCTGGATGAAGTCCGCAAAGCGCTGAAACAGGTAGCGAAGGAAAAATGGGGTGAGAAGTGGGAAACCATTTACGGCCAGCTGGAGAAAAAGCTCAACCTCTGCCTGCACGACGGGGACGAGAAAGCCGAATATGAGGGCTTCCCGGGCAACTTCTTCCTGAACGCGGCCAATAAAGCGCGACCGGCAGTCCTTGATCGTGACCGTTCGCCGCTTATTCAGGCTGATGGTCGCCCATACGCCGGGTGCTTCGTCAACGGTGTCGTCGATATCTGGGCGCAGGATAACAACTTCGGCAAACGCATCAACGCGTCGCTGGGTGGCGTCCAGTTCCTGCGCGACGGCGATGCATTCGCTGGCGGTGGTGTGGCAAGCACTGACGACTTCGACGACATCAGCGAAGGCGCAGACGCGGGCGAGCTGATTTAAATACTAACACTGCCCTGAAATCTAGTTTCGGGGCTGTGTTTAGTTTGGATTTACGTCTGAATAAATAACATCTTTCTTTTTGTTTTTAATATCGGACAGGGTCAAATCATAAACATGTTTGACATAGTCATCTACAACATCTACAAATTTAGCTTCCATTTTGAAATGCTTACTTATCCATTTCATTAAATTAGTTTTAGCTAATGCCTTAGGTTCTTTCTTGGCAATTTTATCAACATAATTCTTTTGGTTACTTAAAAAATCGCTGAAAGTTTTTAAACTAACTTCTATATCGTCAATAAAATAAGTTCTTTTCTCCTCAACATGCTCAAAACCTTCAGGCGCCCTAACTTCATATTTTTTAGTATAAATCGCATTATAATACGCCTTTTCTATAGTTAGCTCATGTATGAAAGCCCAAAACTTAGGCGTAAGAATACATTTTTCTATATAAATTATTATTAATTGATCTCTAATAATCAAAGCTATAGGCATAATTATGTACACACCTAAAAAACCTAATGCTGCGGTTAATATCGTTGAAATTGGGATTGTTAATTCCATTGTGTAACTCCGAAGGATACATATGCATAATATACTATGGGGTGACCTGGAAACCTACTGCGAGATACCCATCACGAACGGCACGCACGCTTATGCGGAAGGTGTCGAGGTGATGCTGTTCGCCTGGGCCATCGGCGACGAGCCTGTTCGCGTCTGGGATCTGACTGCTGGCGAACCTATCCCCGGCAGGCTTCAGATGGCTATCGCCGATCCCGAAACCCTGCTTTATTTCCACAATTCGCACTTTGACCGCACGGTGCTGCGCCACGCAATACCGCGGCTGGCCCCTGATGTAACACGCTGGCGCGACACGATGGTGCAGGCGCTGGCTCACGGCCTCCCCGGCGCGCTTGGCGCACTCTGCGAGGTGCTCGGCGTCCCGCAGGACAAGGCGAAGGATAAAGAAGGTAAGGCGCTGATCCAGCTGTTCTGTAAGCCACGTCCGAAGAACAGCAAACTGCGCCGGGCCACCAGCAAAACCCACCCGGAAGAATGGCGGCGCTTTGTTGCTTACGCCGGGCTGGATATCGAGGCCATGCGCGAAGTGCATAAGCGCCTGCCGAAGTGGAATTATAAGGGCGCAGAGCTGGCGCTCTGGCATCGTGACCAGCAGATCAACGATCGCGGCGTCTGCATGGATGTGCAGCTGGCGCAGGCGGCGATCGAGGCGGTAGACCAGGAGCAAAAGCGCCTGGCGAAACGCACGCAGGTGATGACCTACGGCGAAGTGCAGGCGGCCACGCAGCGCGATGCGCTGATTAAGCACATTGTTGAATCCTACGGCGTGGATCTGCCGGACATGCAGCGCAGCACGCTGGAGCGCCGTATGGCGGATCCTGATTTGCCATCGGCGGTGAAAGAGCTGCTGGCTATTCGCCTGCAGGCCAGCACCACCAGCACCAGTAAGTACAAATCGCTGATGAAGGGTGTGAGCAGTGACGGGCGTCTGCGCGGCACGCTGCAGTTCTGCGGAGCATCGCGAACCGGGCGCTGGGCCGGGCGGTTGTTCCAGCCTCAGAACCTTCCCCGCCCTTCTCTTGAGCAGGACCAGATAGACGAGGGCATCGAGGCGCTGAAAGCCGGATGCGCCGATCTGCTGTTCGATAACATCATGGAGCTGACCAGCTCGGCGCTGCGCGGCTGCATCATGGCACCGGAAGGCAAAAAGCTGGTGGTTAGCGACCTGTCGAACATCGAAGGGCGAAAACTGGCCTGGCTTGCCGGCGAGCAGTGGAAGCTGGACGCGTTCCGCGAGTACGACGAGGGGACCGGGCCGGACCCGTACAAACTGGCCTACGCCCGCGCCTTCAATATCTCGCCGGATGATGTTGATAAATACCAGCGTCAGATCGGCAAGGTGATGGAGCTGGGCCTCGGCTTTGGCGGTGGCGTTGCGGCATTTCTTACCTTCGCCCTAGTCTACGGTCTCGACCTCGACGAGTTGGCGAACGCCGCGCTGCCGAACATCCCCCGCGATGTTATCCGCGAGGCGAAAAGCTGGTACGACGAATCGGTTAAACGTAAATCGACCTTTGGCCTGTCCGAGCGTGTATTCATCGCATGTGACTCGCTCAAACGTCTCTGGCGCCGGGCGCATCCCGCGACCTGCGATTTCTGGTACGAGCTCGAGCGCACCGTCCGCGCCGCAATAGCCACACCGCAAATAACGCTGTACTGCGGTTATTTGAAAATCCGCCGCGATGGTGCATGGCTGCGCATCCAGCTGCCGTCCGGGCGCGCGCTGTGCTACCCGTCCCCGTCAATCGAGAAGGGAAATATCACCTACCAGGGCGTTAACTCCTACTCGCGCAAATGGCAACGGCTCAAAACCTACGGCGGAAAGCTGGTGGAAAACGTCACTCAAGCGGCCGCCCGCGACGTTCTGGCCGGAAACATGCCGCTGATCGAGGATGCCGGTTACAGCATTGTGCTGACGGTACACGATGAGGTGATCACCGAAGCGCCGGACACAGACGATTTCAACGATACGGCGCTTTCCGCGCTGCTCTCCACTAGCCCCGAATGGGCGCCCGATATGCCGCTGAACGCTGGCGGCTTCGAGGCGTACCACTACAGAAAAGATTGATATAGCTCACTTTATCAATCTATGTCCATACGCCGAATTAGAGTAAATTAATGGGATAATATACATGCAGGAATTCACTGAAATGCCGATCACCTATCCACACCCAAGAGAATCTTTTCCTGACTTTTTAAAGGAATGCGGGTACGCCAATTTTGAACAAGAACAGCGCGGTACTTGCGATTGCTATCGTTTAACGAATGGCGTAATTGTTAACCTTTACACTACACGTACAATTCAGCTTCAAGGCAACCCTCAAGAGCGCTCAAATGTCGAGGCAGCTATCTTGTCCAATTTAGGGACGCCACCAGCAGCGACGCTACAAACCGTTGAACAACCATCTGAGCTTCCCAAAAAGATATTCATCGTTCATGGTCATGATCATGCTGCAAAGGAACAACTTGAACTCATCCTTCATAAGCTTGGATTGCCAGACCATTTTATTCTGCAGAATACTGGAGGGACTGGCCTCACAATTATTGAAGAGCTTGAACGTGAAATTGGGCAAGGACAAACAGCTACTCGTTTTGGGATTGTGCTTTTGACACCAGATGATATGGGATACTCAAAACGAGCAGGTGAAGCTGAAATTCAGCCTCGAGCAAGACAGAATGTTGTACTTGAAATGGGAATGCTTCTTTCATCTTTAGGGCGCAGCAACGTAGCAATCCTGCAGAAACAGCACTTAGAACAGCCTTCTGATGCTAACGGAATTTTGTATCTGAACTTCAATGACCATGTACGAGAAACTGTTCCTCGTCTGGTGCAGCGGTTACAAAATTCTGGTTTCGAATTTACTCAAACGCAAATAGCCAACGCATCCTCGTAACTACCACTACTGATTGAAAAATACCCTGCAATCGCAGGGTATTTTATTTGAGGTAACCCTATGTCATTTAAATATCGGGACAGTCCGCTTTATTACCGGACTGCGCGGGAGGCTTTGCGCCTTGAGCAGTCCGGCGAGTACGACCGGGCAGCGAAAGTCTGGTCCAAAGCCAACCGCGAATCACGTAATGAACTTAATCAGGACTGGAGCGAACGCCGGTCTGATTTTTGCCTGATGCAGAGCATGCGTGAAAAGCGTAAGGCGGTGGACGATGGCGTATGAACGTGAAAGCCTTATCGAAAAGCACCTCGTCGCCGAAGTGAAAAAGGCTGGCGGGGTCGCCTTTAAATTCGTATCGCCCGGCCGCCGCTCGGTACCGGATCGCATTGTCCTGCTACCGGGTGGCCGCCTCGTTTTCGTTGAATGTAAGGCCCCCGGTAAACCACCACGCGCCGACCAGCTGCGCGAGCACGAGAGGCTGCGCGCGCTGGGCTTTACCGTGGTGGTGCTGGATAGCAAAAATCTGGAGGAGATAATGAAAAGAAGACCTAGTTAAATTTTTTATAAATATTCAATTTCAAATCTGCTGCCATTTCTCTCGCATGAATTAACTCTGCCAATGCGGCTTTGGGTTCGCCTTTAGCCATCTCGTCTCTGATCTTAGCGGTCTGAAGCACAAAACTTTTATATTTTTCATTTAAATTATCGTCTTTAAACATTCTTATTGAGGTATCAACAGCATACATTGTTTTTTGATGCGGTTGAATTTTATTACTTTTGTCATAATCATCGGAAACATATATGTGCTGCATAAAAGCAACTTCAGCATCAATAAAATCCACAATATCTTTTAAGAAGAAATCGGTATAAATCTTTATCCCATTCCTCTTACTTTCTATCTTTTCATTGTGTCTATTATTTGATCGTTGAATAACCCAAGCAACCAAGCCTGAAATAGCCGCTCCCAAAATTACTCCTATCACACCGTACATTTCGGGTGTTAGCCAAGAAGCATCCATTTTCTGGCAATAGATCGTAACCATAACCCCTTCCTAAAAAGTTAAAACATTATGATAACTTTTAAACCGCGTCCGTACCAAGACCTCATCATCAACCACGAAATCGACATCCTGCGCTGCAACATCTGGGCGGGCATGGGTATGGGTAAAACCGTGGCGACGCTCACCACGCTGGAAGATCTCTTCATGGCAGGCGCAGAGACTCAGCCCGCGCTGGTCCTCGCGCCGCTGCGCGTGGCTGCCAGCACCTGGCCGGATGAAGCGGTGAAATGGGGGCATCTGCGCAATATCGAGGTGCAGCCGATTGTCGGTAACGCCAAAGCGCGCGCGGCGGCGCTGGCGAACAGCAACGCCAGCGTATTTACCATCAACTACGACAATCTGGTCTGGCTGGTGGAAGAGCTGGGCGGCCGCTGGCCGTTCGGTACCGTCATTCCCGACGAAAGCACCCGGCTGAAATCTTTCCGGCTGCGAGGTGGCGGTAAGCGCGCGGCGGCGCTGGGCAAGGTGGCGCATAAGCACGTCCGGCGCTGGATGAATCTTACCGGTACGCCAGCGCCGAACGGCCTGGTGGATTTGTGGGGGCAAGCGTGGTTTGTGGATCAGGGGCAGCGCCTCGGGCGCACCTACGGCGCGTTTACCTCCCGCTGGTTCAACTCAATACAGTTTCCGGGGCAGAGCTGGACGAAGCTGGAGCCGTTCGCACACTCGCAGGACGAAATACAGCGGGCGCTGGCCGACGTCACTATCTCACTGGATGCCGCCGACTGGTTCGATATCAAAGAGCCCATCCATAACGTGATCCGCGTGGACATGCCGCCGAAAGCCCGCCAGCAGTATCGCGAAATGGAAAAGGAAATGTTCCTCGAACTGAACGGCGAAGGCATCGAAGCGCCGAACGCCGCGGCAAAGACTGTGAAGTGTCTGCAAATCGCCAGCGGCGCGGTGTACACCGACGACGCCGGGAGCTGGTCCGAGCTGCACGACGCGAAGCTGCAGGCGCTGGACAGTATTCTCACCGAAGCAGCTGGCGCACCGGTGCTGGTCGCCTACCACTGGAAACACGACCTTGAGCGTCTGCTTAAAGCGTTTCCACGAGGTCGCCACCTCGACCAGGATCCGCAGACCCTTCGCGACTGGAACGCCGGAAAAATACCGGTCCTGTTCGCGCACCCGGCAAGCGCAGGCCACGGTCTGAACATGCAGGACGGCGGCAACATACTGGTGTTTTTCTCGCACTGGTGGGATCTGGAGCAGTACCAGCAAATTATCGAACGCATCGGACCAACCCGGCAAATTCAGGCCGGACACAACCGCCCGGTGTTCATTCACCACATTATCGCTGCCGGCACTATGGACGAAATGGTGATGGAGCGGCGCAACTCAAAACGAACAGTGCAGGACATCCTGCTCGATGCCATGAAAAAGAGAGGTATAGCATGACACCGGTTATCTCTGACACTGACCTGATTAACATTAAAGACGTTGAGCGCTCTGTTGGCCTGAAAAAATCCAGCATTTATGAGCGCATCAGTAATAACGAGTTTCCGAAGCCTAAGAAGCTCGGGAGCCGAACCTCCCGCTGGGTACGCGGCGAGGTCGAAGAGTGGAAAAAACAGTTTCTTTAAATCAAACGCAGCTGGTCAATATAATCCGCATACCACTGCATCATTTCCCGACGCCCTTCCATATACAGGGCATGGTTATAAACCCCGCGTATATTGTTCTTGTCCACGTGAGCGATCTGGAGTTCAACCCAATCAGAGTTGAATCCTTTATCGTTCAGGATTGTGCTGAACGTATGCCGGAAGCCATGCCCTACTACCCTCCCCTTATATCCCAGCGTGTGGATCATCCTGTTTATTGTATTCTCGCTCATGACCTTTGACGGGTCATTCCTGCCGGGGAACATATTCACGTATCGACCTGTCAGCCCGTGCAGTTCTTTTAGCAAGACGACAAGCTGCTCGGAAAGTGGTACCAGGTGCGGGCGGTCCATCTTCATAAATTCGGCGGGTATCTCCCACAGCCGATTATCGAAATCTACCCATTCCCATTTTGAATGCCGCAGTTCGTAAGTACGCAGACCCGCCAGCATCATGATCTGCAACCCCAGCCGGGGCAGCGGGCTCCCCTTGTAACTCTCAAGCGCCGCGAGAAAATCAGGCAGTTCCTCCGCCGTAAGGAACGGGAAGGACTCTCCTTTATGCCCGGTCATTGCGCTGTTCAGTTCGCTGACGGGGTTATACTTCGCGCGCCCGGTCGCAACTGCATAGCTGAACACTTCACCGCACCACCGGCGTGTTTTTGCTGCCTTCTCGGTTGCGCCTCGATTCTCAATCTTTCGCAGCACCGTCAGCATCTGGACAGGCTCGATTTCTGCAACGGGCAGCTTACCCACCGCTGGGAAAATATCTTTGTTGAATGCTTCGAGAATGTCAGAGGCATAGCCAGGCGACCAGCGCGGCTTCTTGAATTCGTGCCATTCTGTGGCAATTTCTTTAAACGTGATCGGCTTTGCTGCCGCAGCTGCAACATGGCTTTTGGCCTTCACAGGGTCAACTCCAGCCGCAACGTTACGCCGGGCCTCATCTCGCTTTTCCCGAGCGGCCGCCAGCGAAACAGCCGGGTACACACCGAGCGCCAGCATTTTTTCTTTACCGGCGAAGGTATAGCGATAGCGCCAGTATTTCGCCCCGCTGGTTTTCACCAGCAAAATAAGCCCGTTGCCGTCTGGCAGCTTATAGTCTTTCTCGGCAGGCTTGGCCGTCTCGACCTGTCGCGCGTTTAGTTTCAT